TGTGCTTCTGGTGTAAGATAGTCTGCCTCATCAAGAATGATAACCTTACGACCACCAGTCAACGAAACTGTAGAAGCATAACCTTTGATCTTTGTGCGAAGAGTATCAATGCCTCTTTCATCTGATGAATTGATAAAGAGAAAGTTACAACCAATCTCTTCACACATAGCTTTTGCCACTGTGGTTTTACCCACACCTGCACTACCCGTCATCATAAGATTTGGAATAGATTTGGTATCCACATAATTCTGAAATATATTTTTAATCCTATCAGGCAAAATACATTCTGACACTTTACGAGGGCGGTATTTTTCTACGAAAAGAAAATCATCAGACATTATGGAGCCTTTACGATTTGATCATAAAATTCTTCAAAGGTATTATTTTCTTCAATAGTTTCATTATAATTTGCCTTAAAATAGGTCCGAGCCAATCGTTTGAGCAGCTTCTTATCAAGGCCCAATTCATCATAAAGAGTTCCTACAATCTCCTTTTGTAGTTCTCTTTCTGAAGCGGCCCTGGTCATGGAATCATTTAGTTCCATGACCGCCTTCTTTACCTTCTTTCGGTCGGCTTCTGTTAAAGAATTAATACCAACATGGGGTTGATTATGTCCAATACCAGCCATCACTTGCTCTCCATTCCAACATAATACTTTAGCTTATGGTTTTTACTGATAAACTTACCAAAACCATTGACCATAATTTCAATTTCATAATCATCAGGAATTAGCTTGAAATTTTCTACCTTAAAAGCCACTTCAAAATCGTTACCCTTATAATCACTCAATTCGGTTGAAAGTTTATTTGATGTATCATCCTTACGATCATTGGCAATAGCAACAATCTTACCATCTTTACCTACAATAGATAGATTTGGAAATCCATTCATAGAAATAAGTTTCATTAGCTTTTGTAGTGTAGTATTAGTAATGCTAAACTTAGCATCCACATTCTTCATAATCAAATTCTTATCAGGAGGAGATTCAATGAGAGAGGGGGAACAGGCCATATATTCAAGACGAAGAACATCATCCTTAATAACAACTTGTTTGGTATTAAAAGTAAGACTAGGATTATTCATCGTAGTGACATTACCAAGAAACTGGTTTAGATCATAGATACCAAAATCATTTGGAATGTCATCTGCAAATTCGGCTTCGGCCAGAATAGTCTTATTTGCTGCCATAATCCTTTGGGTATTACCCTTACGTAAAACAATACTAGGATTGATAGCAGAGAAGTTTTTCATAAGAGTTACAAATTCTTCACTTAGTTGCATCATTTATCTCCTTTATCATGAATATATAACTGTATAATAGCATAATGAATAACTTTCAGCAAGTCTTTTCGCCAATCTTTTTTTGATCCTTTTCTACCATACCTTTGTGCATATTTAAGAATGTTGCCTATGCAGAAACCAGTACCATGGCCACCATCAATAATAAATTCGGTGGCCTGGTACTGGTTCTGGGAATAATGTTGATCATATGTTGACTTAATATAATCAGTAATTTCTTTAATAATCCTATCTTCATCATATTTGTAGTTAGGATTTGGTAATACTGCTGTTTCTATTTTTGGAATATAAAACTGTTCGTCATTAGGGTTGAATATTGTCATGGTTTTTCACTAACCTCACTATTTTATTTTCTTTCGGTTCCTCAACCGTTTTAACATAATCAAGCAATTCTAACTCAGAATCAAAAAGAATGCAAGTTCTTTCATCAGTATCCGTTAATTGAATTAGATGAAAAATACAATTATATGGTATTTCACATCCTGTTTTATTAATAAGGAAGAATCCTTCACCCAGGTCGGACAAAATCTGACCATAAGTGTAGTATTCTTCGGTATTAAGAAAAAAATATTTGTTAGTTAAAGACATTATAGATTACCTGTAAGAGCAGCTATTTTTTGCATATCACCAGAAAAGGCGTATGTTCCTACATGTTGGGTCTTCATCCAAGGACAAAGCCAAATTTGACCACCAATAGCTCTCCAATATTGACAGAACATATAATCTTCAGAAAAATAACGATGTGAATCAGGATCAATAACAGTATCAAAGTAAGCATGAATGTATCTTGAACCATCAAAGTTTGCTTGACCAACATGATCTGGTTTATAATTAAGGTGTGGATATTCATTCTTAAACTTATCAAAAACTTCCCGCTTAATCATCATATAACCTGTACCGATTTCCATTACTTCAAGTGGTTCAGTAACTTTGAACTGCTTAGTACCAGGAACAGGATTGAAAACATAATCACCGACTAGACCATCAAGTTCACCAGGATCAAACTTTTCATTATTAGATTGTGATTTGGCTGCCTTGAAAATGTTCTTCCAATTGATCGACTTCTTAGGATATGGTGCACCAATTATATCTTTATCTAGTGCAATAAGTGCTAAAATGTCATTTGGATCAAAACAAATATCGGAATCAATAAACATCAGATGTGTAAAACCTGACCGCAAAAATTCATCAACCAAATAATTACGAGCCCTTGTAATCAAACTTTCATTAAATAAAAATGAAAATCTTATTTCAATACCATACTTAAAACAAATACCTTGTAAATCTAAACAAGCCTTGGAATATAGACCGTGGTTATTACCACCATACATTGGCGTGCATATCATTAGTTTGGTTTTTCTAAGGTCCTCTACTTTTATACTAAGTTCCATATTATATTCTCCTACAATAAAAAAGGCGCCTACTTTATATAGGCGCCTTTTCTTGTCACTCTCGAAATATATTACGCAGCAATCCGATAATATAGCTTGCGCTCACCATTTACCACGCGATAGTTACTATAAATAACGCGGCCTGGTTCCTGGCGAAGGTCATGTACACGCTTATAAACAGTATCCTTGGAAACATTCGCGAGCTTGGCTAGCTTAGCCACGGTAATACCTGGACCACGATTATTCCGACGAAGCTGCTTTGCGATTCGTCTTAGTTGAGTTGACATGCATATTTCTCCATTATAATGTTGTTGACTTATAGAAGTAGCTTAGGATGACCAACAACTTATCATCCTAAGCCCAGATTGTAACAGAATATTCACATTCTGTCAACAACTTTTTTTAGAAAGGTACATCATTAGGCATCGATGCCGGCACCGCAACCGTAGGATCAGGAGACACGGACACATCCAACTTCTTATACAAATCCATAAAGGAGTTTTTTGTGTCAGTATCAAAGCGGTTCAAACAAAGCTGGATGGCTTTTTCACGATTTCCACCAAAAATCACAAAAGCCTCACAGATATGGACCAGTCGGCGAGTGGAAATAATTTCTGATACTGCCCCTTCAGCAAACGTCTTACGGACAATATCCGCCCAACTAACCAACTTAGAAACAAAATCGGAATTTTCCACACCTGAAGCACCCAGAACATTAGAAAGAATCTTTTGTTCCGTCTTTTCAGAAGGATATTCCTGCTCTAGAGTAATGCTGAACCGCTCAAGGAACGCCTCATTCATTACATTAGTTCCAATAAAACGACCATCATCCGAACCTTTGCCTTTGGTGTTGGCAGTGGCCACGATATTGAAACCGGCCATTGGTGTAATGACCTTATTGATCTTTTTCAAATAAATCGGCTTGCCTTCGAGGACAGGCTGAAGGCACATAAGCTTGTTTGAACCAAGATCGACCTCGTCCAACAAAAGGACGGCGCCGCGTTCCATAGCAACCACGACTGGCCCATTTTGCCAGACGGTCTTGCCATCAACGAGACGGAAACCACCAATCAAATCGTCTTCATCCGTTTCAATCGTAATATTCACACGGACACATTCACGCTTTTCCTGAGCACAAACCTGTTCAACCATCATAGTCTTACCGTTACCAGAAAGACCAGTGATATACATGGGATAAAAACGGCCTGACTTAATAATTGTCCGGACATCCGAAAAATGTCCGAAAGGAACATAGCCCGAAGCCTTTTCAGGAACCAGATTGATAGCAACCTGATTTAGATTGACCGCCGCAACGGCCATTTCAGCCGAATTGACAACCTCAATTTTAGGAGCAGGCATTGGAGCCAAAACAGGCTTGACCTTATCCGTCTTTGGTGTAGAAAGAGGAGTAGAAAGTGAATAAACACCCCGACCAACGCGGTATTGAGGATCATTAACAAGCCAATTAGGATAATTCAACTTATATTCACTACAAACTTCCAAAACCTGCTGGCGGTCAATCGTTTGGATATCACCAAACTTGGCCTTAACCGCATTATAGAACTTTTCCCGATTCACTAGCTTAGGCATTTTCATTTCCTTGTTTCATCATGGTTAGGATGGTACAACATTCTTTACGGAATGTCAAGCGATTTGTTTTTCCGAAGCAATTTTATCCACGAATTGCTTCAGTAGAACTCGGTTGATGGACTTCTTTTCGGAATACTTGGTGAATTCCTTAGCCATTTTATTTTTGGTCATTTTATCAGTAATCACCAGTTGTAAATCCAAAATCTTCTTATCTGGATTGATAATGTAATAATTATCATATCCATGGCTCGTGACAGTAATGAAATTATTTTCCTTCCAAAAGGTTTGTGTTTTGGAATAATGTTCGCCATTTTTGATAGAACCAAAAAATTGTTGATATACTCGATTAAATTTACTGGAATATCCTCCATACAGATAAAAACCAAGAAGATTACATCCAGTTCGTTCTTTTAGAATGTTTTGAAGGGTGATAGTAAAGCTTGTATATCTATCAGTAAGTTGATACTGTTTTTTAGTTTTTTCATCAGAAATAACAGCGACCACAGTTTTTTTAGTGACATAATTATATCCATTGTCAACCCCAGGAAACCGAGAAGGATTAGATTCACCATCAGTAAGAAAAATCGTGCTAACAATTTGGATTTTATTTTTCTTACGGAAATCATTTACGATTTTGTCGGCCACCAAAAGAGCGCCATTCAAAGGAGTGCCTTTGAATTGATCCTCATTCAAACAAAGACGGACAGAACTCCAAATATAGGTATATGCTTTACGAAGTTCGTTTATATTCATACGAGAAGAAAGAATATTGCGGAGTCGGAAATCATCCATTCGGATAGTATTATTGGTATCTGTAATGTTCCAAGAAGGTTTCGACTCATCTTTACCGCAAATTTCGCGGAAAGAATAAACTTCAAAGGGAATTTGAACTCGTTTACAAAACATGGTCAAGCTAATCAATTGCTTCACCGTGTAAAGCATGTTTGTGGTCATGGACCCAGACCAATCCACAAACATAACAAAACCATGGTTTTTTCCTTGAGGCACAATAGACAGCCGACGGAAAATGTCATCATTATAACGATAG